CGCGCGCACATTTTTGAATGACCTATTTTGGGGTTCGTGATGGCCAAGCGAGGTCCGAAGCCGAAGCGCGTAAGGACGGTCTCCGGGGCGAAGGTCCGGTGGGCGGTACCGGCGCACCTGAACGATGAAGCGGTCTCCGCCTGGCATCATGTGGTCGGGCTGCTCACCGCGGCCGGCACTCTGGAATGCACTGACCCGGTTCTGGTGGAGGCCTACGCGCTCAACGTCTCGGTGATTCGGCTCGGCAACAGGATGATGAAGACGGTCGACGAGCTTGATCCCGATGATACCGCGTTCCGGCTGATCAACTCGGCGACGATGCGGTTGAAGGCGATCATTCACGAACTCGGCCTGTCGCCGGCCTCGAACAAGTACTCACTCCCGGTCAAAGATGCCTCGAACCAAGACGCCTGGGCCGACGTGCTCAACGTCGTCGGCTGATCAAGCGGTCAAGCTGGTTAACTCGCTGACCCACACCGGCGACTTCGCCGGCGAACCGTTCAAGCTCCGCGCGTGGCAGGAAAAGATCGTCCGCGACATCTTCGAGCCCGACCCGGGCGCGCCGGGCCGCCGCAAGTACCGCAAGGTGTTCCTGGCCTTGCCGCGCAAGCAGGGCAAGACCGAGCTGGCCGCGGCGATCCTCCTGGTCTTGCTCCTGGGCTCGGGTCGACGCGGCCAGCATCTCTACTCGGCTTCGGGCGATCGTGCCCAGGCCGCGCTCCTCTTCCGGGCCGCGGCGTCGATGGTCCGCAACAACCCCAGCCTCGCTCGCGTCTGCCAGGTCTACGACGGCTACAAGCGAATCCTCTATGAACCGGCCGACTCATTCTTCGAAGCGCTCAGCTCCGACGCCCCCCGCAAGCACGGCCTCGGCCCCTCGGTCGTCCTGTTCGACGAGGTGCACGTCCTGCCCAACCGGGAATTGCACGACGTCCTCACGACCGGCTTCGGGGCGCGGCTCGACCCGCTCACGATCTACATCACGACGGCCGGCTGGGACCGTACGTCGATCTGCTGGGAGCTCTGGGACTACGCCCGCAAGGTCAAAGATGGCGTGATCGACGATCCGCGCTTCCTGCCGATCCTGTTCGAAGCCGCGCACGATGCCGACTGGACCGATGAAACAGTCTGGCGCGAAGTGATGCCAGCCCTCGGTGACTTCTGTTCGCTGGAATTTATCCGAGACGAATGCAAGAAAGCGCAGGAGATTCCCGCATACGAGAACACGTTCCGGCAGCTCTACCTCAACCAGTGGACGGAGCAAGCGCAGCGCTGGTTATCGGTGGAACGCTGGCAGGAATGCGGGGGGCTTGATCCTGTAGCGCTGGCGGATCGGGAGTGCTACGCCGGGCTCGACCTCGGTGTGACAGGCGACATGAGCGCCCTGGCCATGGTGTTCCCCAACGCTGATGGCGGCTTTGACGTCGCGGCCCGGTTCTGGGTACCGGAAGATGGCCGCTGGCAGTCGGAACAACGCAATCACGAGCTGTACCGCGAGTGGCACCGCCGGGGCCTCCTGACGTTCACGCCGGGCGAAGCGACCGACTTCGACCAGGTGGAGCATGACATCCTGGCCCTGCACGATCAATACCCCTTCCTCGCCCTCTTCGCCGATCGCGCCTATGCCTCGCATCTGCTGTCGCGATTGTTTAACACCTACGGCCTGAACGTGAAGGGCATCACTCAGGGCCCGGTCACTCTCAACGAGCCGATGACCAAGCTCGAGGCGATGATCCTCGATCGCAAGATCCATCACGACGGCAACCCGATCCTGACATGGAACATCTCCAATGCGGTCGGTCGCCGTTCGCCGACGGGCTTGCTCTACCTCGACAAGAGCAAGGCCACGAACCGTATCGACGGCCTGGCGGCATTGATCGACGCCATCGCGGCGGCGACCGGCAACACCGCCGAGCCAAGCGTCTATGAACAACGCCCGATGCTGATTCTTTAGAGATGCTTTTCCTGGGCCTGGTTTTTCACACTGGCGATGTAGGCGGGAAAGTCGGGATGCTCGCCACACCAGTCTGATTCGCTTAAACAAGGGAATAGATCAAGGTTGTTATGTACGCTTTTGAAGCTAGGCGGAAACCGACGGCAAAAACCGACATCGCAATGAGTACGCGGTATGGTCATCCAGTATGGGCATGTCTTGCAAATCGGCCGCTCCATGATCGCTTTCCCCCAATCTCATGATAAACGGATCTCAACCCTGGGAAACCCATGTTGCCGTCGCGGCCCCGACGCCCCCGCCGCCGGCCAGGGAGGAGCGGGCGGTGCTCGGCGAGGAGCTCTGGTATCCGCCGGGGTATGGCGGTACCGCGGGGATCCCGGTCAGCGAAAAAACGGCGCTCGAGCTGCCGGCCATGCTCGCGGCCCTGACCGTGCTTGCCACCGATACCGCGGTTCTGCCCCTCAACGTCTACCAGCGGCTCCCCGACGGCGGGCGGATCCACCGCTATGATCATCCGGTCGAGGAGCGGCTGGCGATCAACCCCGACGGCGAGGGCGAATCGACCGCGGTCACCTGGCGAACGGCCTGGATGAGCCATGCCCTGACGCATGGCAACGGCTACGCCGAGATCCAGCGCACCGGCCGGGGGGCAATCTACGGCCTGCACCTCCTCGACCCGGACACGACCAGGGCCGAGCGGGATAGCGGCAAGCTCCGGTACCGGATCGGCGGCAACAAGTATCTGCCGCCGTCGAATGTCCTGCACCTGGCGGGCCTGGGTTACGACGGCATCACCGGGTATTCGTTCGTGCGGCTCCTGCGGCGGGCCATCGGCGTGGGCATCGCCGAGGAGACCTACACCGCCGATTACTTCGCCAACGGCTCCGAGCCCGGCGGCGTGATCGAGAGCCCGGTCGCCCTCAAGCCCGACGCGGTTCGCAACCTGCGCCAGGGCTGGGAGGGGCGGCACGGCGGACCAGGGCGGCGGCATCGCGTGGCCGTGCTCGAGCAAGGCGCGAAGTGGAACGCGACCACCAGCGACCCGGAGAAGGCCCAGCTCATCGAATCTCGCAAGTACCAGCTCCTCGAGGTCCTCCGACCCTGGCGGGTGCCGCCGCACAAGGCGGGCGACTATTCGATGAGCCATCTGGCGAATATCGAGGCGTCGAACCTCGATTACCTGATGACGGCCCTCATGTACTGGCTGGTCGCGATCGAACAGCAGTGCCACCTCAAGCTATTTAGCGCCGCCGAGCGGCGGGCCGGGCTCTATGTCGAGCACAACGTGCTGGCGCTCTTGCGCGGCGACATCGTCAGCCGGTTCAACGCCTATCACGCCGCCCTGGCCGACGGCTGGATGAGCCGGGACGAAGTTCGGCAACGCGAGAACCTCAACCCGATCGGCGAGGAGATCGGCGGCGGCAAGTACCTTGTTCAATTGAACCAGACCACGCTCGAGAAGATCGGCGAAGACGAGACTTTGGAGACCCCCGCCGAGGCGGCAGCGGAAGAGGCGACCGGCGAGGAAGCCGAGCCCGGCGAGGAGGTCGAGCCCGATGAACCCGCCCCGGTATCAGCCAACGGGAACGGCCAGGTGAAGGAATGATGCCACTCGCTCAAGTCGCGGCCGGCGGCTACTCGCTGGGCCAACTGGCTATCTTCGTCGTCGTGATCCTGGCGATCGCCGGCCTGGTGATGGTCGCGGTCAGGGCGTTCGGGATCAGCGTCCCCGGCTGGCTCATCCAGGTGATCAGTATCGTGGTCGCGGCGATCATCATCATCGCGGCCATCAAGATCGTGATGAGCATGTGAGCGGAAATGATCGCCTCGTTCGCCTTCGAAGAATCGTCCGTCCTGCGCACCGCGATCTATGACCCGGCCGACCGCATCCTCCGCCTCACGTTCCGCGCGGGGGCGGCCTATGACTACGAGGACGTGCCCGAGGATATCTTCCGCCGGCTGATCACGGCCGAGTCGGCAGGGTCGTTTTACAACCGCGAGATCAAGTCGCATTTCACGGCCCGGCCCGTGCAACCCAAGGCGCCTCCCGGCACGGCTCCCAGTAGTGGTTAGACTCGCCCGACCGGCGGAAT